TTACTGCTGAACCGAAACTTCCAGCGTTGCCCGCCGCAATTTTGTATCCGGTTCGTAGCCACCCGTTTTAGACATACGGGTAAACTGCAAAGGTGTCAGTGCGGTAACAACCTGCTCCCGGAGATTCCGTGACTCTTCAACACTACCCGAATACACATCAATCTGTACAAAGGTCGTTTCCTCTGCCGGTGAGCAAAAGGTGTCGCCGTAACTCTGGGACACAAATGTGAAAGTGATCCACGGAGGCACAACTGCAGGTTTCCCGGCATCATTCAACGGAACGATATCCATATATACCTGACCGTTCGCCAGTGAACCGATAAGGTGAAATACATCAGATTCCTTCATTTTGACAGCACCTCATCAATCGCTGCGTTCATCCTGGCGATCACAGCACGGGTCGCCTCTTCCTGCCGGGTATCAAAGGCAGGACGAACGAAGGGGTGAGCGGGCATGTCAGACGTGCCTAACTCAACGAAACGCCAGTAAAACGCGTTCCGTCGGTTGCTGGCCTTCATGGTGTTGTCACTGTTACCCGTTGCCGGATTAACACCGCGGATATGAACACCCGAAGCGATCGCATTACGCTTACCGCGCATTGTCACAACAACGACATTCTTTTTCAGTTTCCCGGTACGTTCTGGCGCGCGCTGGATGACTTCCTGCTTCAGTACTTCCGCTCCTGCGCGCGTACCATCCCGCAGGACCTTTTTATTTTCCGCTTTGCTGAGCCGCTCAAGATCGTGTGAAATATCCAACAGCCTGGAAAAATCCAGTGTATGGTCAATCACGACACCACCCCCTGCTTACACAAAATTTCGAGTCTGGTACCGCGACTGTCAGGAATCGGCGGCCCTGACACTTCAAGGAACTGACCGCGAAAAGGGCCAGAAATCACTTTTAATCGGGAAGCTGCTGTAATACCTGCCCTGAACCGCACCCAGACACGAACCGTTGCCTCAGCTTTTTCAGCACCGGAAGTAATGAGTTCCCTACCGCTTATCGCCCTGATATCTGCCCTGATCTGTTCACCATCGACCCATTCCTGAGTAAGTTCGCCAAAGGGAGATCTGCTTGTGACAGCATTCTGGATGGTGACAACATGAATAAGTCGTCCTGCCGCAATGGACATGCTCACCTCACATAATGGTTGGCCGGCGAAGGCTATAAATGAAAGCAGTCACAGAGAAAGGCAACTCACCGGGCTGCAGATCTTCCTTTTCCGCAAGGTCCGGGTTGCGGTACAGCATGCCGACCAGTCGCATAGTGGATGCCTTCATGCGCGAAAGTGATTCGCCTTCAATCAGGTTTCCGCTGCTGTCCACCACCTTATCCCTGCTCCCCTGGATATAATCCAGAAGTACGGCGCTGGCCTCCTGGATTTTTTCTTTCAGTTCAGTGTCATCAATATCATGGTCAATTTTGAGGTGTGCCTTAATTTCCTCCAGAGTGATCAATTCAATCATGGTCTGTCCCTCGCATCGCGCCCGCGTTTGGCCGCCAGTGTCCAGCCAGTCGAGCCGTGTTCACCAGGCTTGCCCTGAGTTTTCTCATCGCAGTGCCAGAGCGAACCACCCCATGTGACCGTATCACCAGGCAGATACTCATCACCGGACTTGAAAACGCCACGGTAAAGCATGACCGGCACATCAAAAGATTTGGTTTCACTGCCACCGCTCGAACGGTTTACTGTTAAGGTGAAATGCCGCTGGTCAGTGCGATCAATCTCGACACCTGCCACACCATCAACCACACATTCCCAGCCGCGCATGCCGTGTGTTTTTTCGTATGCGCGCCACAGACCGCCTTTATGGGTTGCATAAGACCCACGCGGATAGCTCTTACCTTCATCAATAAAAGGGAGTATCTCGAGCGCCAGCGCGTCGCGGCCATCTTCTCCATCCCTTGCGGGTTCAGCGGGTGGTATTGCGGCCACAGCATCAGCGATCAGAGATTTGATATCGGGAAGCACCGGCATAGATGCTGTAACCAGTTTCTCCAGCATAGGCTTAACATCGTCCGGCGTAATATTTTTCCCGTCCTGTGGTACCGGGATGGCGCCCACCACCTCGCTTACTGCGTCGGCCACGGCCTGTTTCAGCACCACCGGATCATAATCTTTTCCGTTTTCCTGAACCGGTAGCTCGCTAAAGGCTTTATCCACCATCTCCTGCAGCATTGGTTGCATATCTTCCGGTGTGACGCTTTTACCGTCCTGCGGAACCGGGATGGCGCCCACCACCTCGCTTACCGCGTCGGCCACTGCCTGTTTCAGCACCACCGGATCATAATCTTTTCCGTTTTCCGGAACCGATAGCTCGCTAAAGGCTTTATCCACCATCTCCTGCAGCATTGGTTGCATATCTTCCGGTGTGACGCTTTTACCGTCCTGCGGAACCGGGATGGCGCCCACCACCTCGCTTACCGCGTCGGCCACTGCCTGTTTCAGCACCACCGGATCATAATCTTTTCCGTTTTCCGGAACCGGTAGCTCGCTAAAGGCTTTATCCACCATCTCCTGCAGCATTGGTTGCATATCTTCCGGTGTGACGCTTTTACCGTCCTGCGGAACCGGCAGAGCAGCGACCGCTTCACTTATCATCAGGGCAATGTCGGGTAGTTGGGGTTCTGGCGGTGATGGCAGGGCAGCCACCGCATCCGCCAGCATGGCAGCAAGATCAGGAGATGGTGCACCTTTAATTTCATCAATGGACGTTGAAATGCGGGACAATTTTTCTTCAAATTCCTGGCGCTGTGCTTCGAGGTTTTTACTGAATACCTCGCGCATTTCAGAAAGAACGAGGCCAAACTCTTCGCCTAACGCCTTTATCAGAGATAATTCGCGTTCATTCATTTGGTAAGTAACCCCCGGAGCATCGCTTTTACCGCTGATTGCTGTGCATCAGATAACGACTTTCCTTCACTTTTATCTGGTTGCTGTTGCGGTGCCTGGCTGCCTTTACCGAATGGATCCTCTGATGCATCGCGGCGGGCCAGTGCGCCAAGACTGTAATTCTGCTGCTGCAGGTACAATTCATCGCCGCCTGTTACAGGTGGCAGATTTTCACTTCGCCGCGCTTCGTTCGGTGTCATGATGGTGTTTTTTACCCCCTCACCCAGCGTTTTTATGCGGCGTTCACTGTCCATCCTCAGAAGCGCATTTACGTCAAACTCGGTCCCGGAATCGTTTTCCAGTTCAAACGCCTCATCCAGTAATAACTCGATAGACTCAATGAGCGTCTGCAGGCACTGGGAATAGTACTGTTGCTCAAGAGCCTCAATATTGTCGTACGAAGGAAGTTCGCCGACTCCGGCCTTATAGGTCGGGACATGGAACGCTGAACAGACGATTTTCGCGGACATCTGGAGTTGCTCAACCACCTTTGCATCATCCGCTGAAATAGAGACAGGGTTATATTTGGCACCATTGCTGAGAAGCCCTGTTTTCCCGGCGTTTTCTCCCGTATACCCGGTTTCCCAGTTGGATTTAAGGATTCTGGCGTTTTCCTCCGTTATATTGCCAGGCACCTCTATCACGCCGCTTGGCTTACTGCCATTGCGGAAAAAGAACGCTGAATTTTCCTGAATATGATGCCCCTGCATCGCGGCAAGGCCCGCTGCGTAAATCGGGGAGAGACCGATAAGCGGATGAAACAGGCAGTTAAAACGGTCGTGAATAACCTCGCGTGCCGGAACAGTGACTGACTTTTCAATACCCGTCATGTTGTCAGGGTTTATCTGGTAAAAGACTGACCCGTCATCTGCAACCAGCGGGGTAACTTTGTTCCAGTCAATAATACGGAGTTCTGTAATTTGTCCCCGGGTGTTGCGGATTTTTAACACCACGGTATTCCCGTGGCATAACTTCGAGTTAAGCCAGCATTCGAAAAACTGGATCCTGTTCTGAAAGGCATTAGGCCGACGATAAAGCGCGGCAACAGGCCCGGCACTGTTCTCTTTCCAGATGCCGTCAGAATCACGGCGCATCATACGTAGTGGCATCTTTGAAATATCACTGGCTATCAGCGATATACAGGAAAAAACAGCATGAAAGGAAAGAACAGTTTGCTGATTTATTTCAAGGTTACGCTGCCACGCCCCGGCAAAGGGCTCACGGACATAACTGAGGAGTGAGGTCCAGATCCCGCGAGTGGCAGGCTGTTGCAAGGCCTTCTCTTTTTTCCTGAAAGGGTTCCACATCAGCCATTCCCCGCGTTATTTTTCTTTTTGCTACCACCAGCACGTTTGTTGCTGATGTATTCCGCTTTACCCAAGAGAACCAGCACCCTGGCGCACCGGGCGTTCACGTTCTTTTCATCGCCCGGAACCGAATCGTGAGTGCGTTGCAGATACCTGATTTTTGCCATGTATTACGGCGGGGTCTCCCCCGCCCTCCGTTAGCACATTAGCTGCCCTGGGTGGTGCCGTAGTTAACGCCGGAAATAACAGCAACGGCAGCAGTACGGCGGCGTTTCCAGTTGATCCAGCGCTCAGCACGGATGGCCACACTGTTCGTCTGGAACATGGAGACCAGCTCGGTACCAGTCGGGGTGATACTGTCACCAGTCGGCGCGCTTTCCATTTCAAGCGACGCTTCGCGGGACATATCGACTGCAACACCACCGTCGTCAGCCAGGTAAATGTCCGGCGCATTAAGCAGCGTGAGGTTGGTGCCCGCATACTGGGAAACAATGGCAGGAAGTCCCTGGAAGGTACCTCCAAGCAGCGTCATTTCCGGGTACATTTTCTGGCCCAGCGCATTTTTCATCATGGACAGCGACAGCGCGTTGGTGCTGGACATGATCCATGCGCCGCCCGTCGGTTGCAGATTGGCGAGCGCAAACTGAGCGAACGCAGCTTTAGCATCTTCATCCGGATCACCGGTTGACGGAATAGCGGTAATGCCGTTGGTGATGGATGCCGGAGAGATGCCGGCAACCTCTGCTTTCGACGGGTTGATAAAGTCCGTGTCCAGGCGCGCGATAACCGCCTCAGCCAGGGCGTTGCGCACCAGCGCGTCTGCAGCCGGGTTGGAAAAGCGGATCAGTTCATCAGTGAGCACAGCAATTGCGGCTACTTTCGCAAAACTGAACGTAATAGACTCAAAGTCAAACTTCGTCAGTGGCTTGGCCTTACCCTGGCCAACCCAGTTTGCGGAACCACCGGAGGTCTGCGCCGGGATGCGGATGTTGAACGGTACCTGACGCAGCGCCGGGATATTACCCTGACCAAAACGGCCGATGATCGTCTGTGGTCGCAGGAAATCCACAAAATCCTGTGCATAGTCCTGATACTCCACCAGCGCCCCGGCCCATGTCGGGTCAGTCGTGGTCCCGGCCCCTACAGCAGCCTTGAGAACATGATGGAGCTTCGCATCATCCGGATACTGCTTGCGGGCGATCTCCAGCGCTTCCGAACGACTGCCATTCGCGGCGGCCAGAGCTTTGGCGAAACGGGCAAACGCAATGCCTTTTTCCAGCTTCTGTTCAACGCGGATGATACCTGGTGCGCTGGTTGTCACGGTGGTTACATCGCCGTTTGCGGCTTTGCTGACCGGCTTCGCTGTGATCGCAAGATTTGCTTCCATATCACGCAGGCGCTTAAGGTGCGCATCCACGGACTTGATTTCAGCGGACGTGTTGTCGTAGCTCTCTTCTTCCTCAGCATCCAGGGTACGGCCATCATCCGCCGCCTTCGCCATGATTTCAGAAAGGGAAGCTGCCAGCGCTGCACGTTTAGCTTCAAAGCTTTTGATTTGTTCTGCGATATTCATCGACGTGTTTCCTTTATTAATATTGATTTTCGGTGCTGTGGCGCCAGCGGGCTTATGTGCTTTAACCACGGGTTTCTCATTGCCTGACGCGGCGAGTAACTGGCGGTCAAAAGATTTAACGGTCTGGATAGAGCATTCGGCGTTCGCCGGAATGGTCACTGCGGAGACTTCAAGCAGATCCCAGGACAGAAAGCGGGTGCCACCTTCATCCAGGAAGGAATATTCGATGGGGCGAAATCCAATAGACAGCCCCCGAACGAGACCTGCCTTAATTGATGCCCAGGCCTCATCAAGGCGGGCAACAAGCTGCGATGGCATGTCAGGTGTTGGTTTTACCAGCTTTGCGGTAATTTCCAGCCCCTCTTTCACCATCTTTGGCGTGCAGGTACCGATGGGCTGAGAGCGATCATGCTGCCAGAGGAATGGGGTATCGCTGCGGAACTTCGCGCCCCCCGGCTCCATGATGTCACCATCACGGTCAGGTGAAGGCGTGGAGGCGATGCCGGTGATTATCCGTTCGTCCTCATTTACCGCCTTTACCGTCATGATGGTACATGCGCGGTTAAGGGTCATTTGATGCCTCCTGAAACGAAAAAACCCGCCGGAGCGGGTCGTTTACTGACGTTAAAAGTCATATGAAAATTACCTGATAATCCTGTTTCTTCGCCTCAGGATTCAGCGCCATAAGCGAAACCGCGTTGAACAGCGCCATAAGCGGGTCGATTTTCCCCTTACCGCTGGCCTGTTTGGTAATGAGGATGGCATTACCTTTAGGCTCAACCCTGGCATTGCCGACACACCAGGACATCATCGGCTGTCCGGCATGAATCAGCACCCCCTCGGCAAGCTTGCGTTCCGTGGTTTTTATCGCCCCGCCAAGACGCCAGCCCTGACTGACACCCACGACGGAATCAGCCGGGATTTCCGCTTCGATCAGGGCATCAAGGATTTGCCCCACGCCCGACGGGTCAATGCCAATTTTGTCGAGTAACTCAGCGGTGTGGATACGGCTGACATACTCAGCCACTTCATCTGTGTCCTGTCCGACGCGTTTAACGATGGTCAAATCACCGGCTTTCACGAAATCACTGAACCGGGACTCTTCGCTTTTACGGCGTCTGATGGCTATTTCATGCGCCCAGGCGTGGCACCAGCAAAGCCATTCACGGGTTTCACCATCACGGCCAACGGCAGAAAAGCCCAGCAAATCGTCAAGACCGCCGCCATCGATCCCGACAGTGACCACCTCGGCGCGCCGGAGCAATTCATCAAACGTCACCTTTCTGGCCTGCAGCTCCCAGAAATCAACTCCTGCCCAGCGGTCAGTACGCAGATTCAGGCCGATCTCAATGTTGAGGTGTTTGGCAAGAAACTGCTGCAGGGTTCCGTCAGTCTTCGCCTGATTTTTGCGAAGGTTATCGGCTATCCATTCAGAACTGACGGACAAACCGATGTTAGGATTGGTGATGTAAAAGTTTTCTGGCTCCAGATATGCCTTGCTTTCAACCATACTTTCCGGGAATTCGTACAGAATCCCCAGCGTTTTAGGATCATGTAGTTTGCCATCACGCACATCACGCCAGTAATCCAGCCGTTCCTTAAACACCCCAGAAGGGGGCTCATCGCTTTGCGTGGTCAGGTAAATCACCCAACCTTCATTTCGCGAGACCTGCCCGCCCAGTGCCTCCATAAACATCGCTTCTGCGTTAGCACGTTTGCCAAACAACCAGAGCTCATCCACCAGGATGCGGCCCGATTTTTTGCCCGAAACGGTGTCGGTATCAGCAGCGACAACTTTCAACGTGTTACGCGTGACCCGGTGTGTGATGGTGCGAATGTGATCCTGAATCTGGAACATATCCGACAACTCCTCGTCTGCACGTATCATCCCGGCGGCAGGCTTGAAACTGTTATCGGTTACCTCTTTCGTCGGTGCCAGAATCAAATGCTCTTCGTCCTCACGCCAGCAAAGGATCAGCGCAGTCAGCATGATCCCGGCCGCGATGGTCGATTTGGTGTTTTTCTTCGATATCAACAGCCCGTATTCACGAATCAACTGATTGCCGGTATCAGCCTCATAACCACCAAAGATGGCTTTAACAAAATCAAACACCCACTCCTCGGAGCATTCACCGAACGTTGGCTTGCCAGGCAGGTCAGAAACACGCAGTTCACGAAAGATACCCAGCGCCTGCATCGCCTGGTCAGGAAAAATCGGGGGTGGAATGATTGACTGCCTGCTAACCAGAAGACTTTCCCAGTCAGGGCAAGCCGTGGACCATTGCGCCATGAATTACCCTCCCTTGTTATTGACGACCAGTTTTGGCGGAGCCATAGAACCAAATTTTCCCGCACCAGCGGCCACTTTCGCCGCTGCGTTTTTGGCATCCTTTTTCCCGGTCTCCCCTTTTTTGGGGTGAATATAGGGAAGCATTGCCTTTGCAGCATCTTTCCGGACGTCAATGTCTTCGCCTGTATTGTTCATCACCGCCATGAGGAACTGGAGCGGATCGTCATAAGCCACCGCCACCGACGGTGAGCCCTGAGGTGATTCCGGTGGGGATGTTTTTTCGGGGTTGTTTACCGCTGGGGTATAAACATTTTTTCGGTAGACCGGAACCTCATCAACCTCGACAGTTTCCTTGTTTTTACGCCCAATAAACGCGATGACTTCCGGGTCTTTAGCCAGTTGCGAACCCTTAGACCGTGCGGATTTCTCAGAATACCCCGCCTTTATTGCCGCATCTTTTTTAGACATACCGGACATCAGCGCGACCGCGAATTTTCGCTTTTGCGCTGTTAACATGTTTACACCCTCCAGAGGGGAATTTTTTCTGTGCGTGAGGGAGGCGGCGGTGTCCGGCGCGATCGAGGTTTACACCCAAACCTACCCCCCCGGTGTTGATAATGGATATCATTTCAAGTGTGATAGTTGCAATTTGAACTATCTCCTTATCAAATCACCACGATATGCTGAAACTCCTCAGCCGCGGGCACCGCATGCTTCAGTGCTTCCTCATCAGGCTGCCTGGTTGCCGCTTCCCGCGCCGATTTCCCGGCGTGACATCCTTTGCACAGAGTCCAGAGATTACGCTCTGCGTTGTCGCCGCCGAACTGCAGCGCGATGCGGTGATCAAGCTCGCTCTCGTGCAGCTCAATAACACGGGCGCACATGCAGCAATGACCGCCGTCGCGTACCCAGATGCGACGTTTAAGACTGACGCGGGCGCTGCCGCTGATGCGGCGCTGCTCTCCGTATACAGGCTTGATCCGACGGGTATCGATAACCTTAAGTCGGGGCTTTAATGTCGTCAGCTTAGTCATACAACCTCCATGCCCGTCGGCGCTCAGTTCGGGCTGTGCCATCAGGGTGACGCTCTACCGGTTCCCCGTCGGCATGATCAACCAGTGACCAGCAGGGATAAACCACCGGGCCACCATATGCATTGCCCACGGCATAATCAGCAGCGGCGCTGTGATCCCATCGGGCCAGTACATCCGCAACCTTTGCAACCGGCACGCTGTAGCACACGCCATGAATCAACTGAGGCAGGGTGATGAAGTCAGCCCGCGTCTTATCAGCAGCAATCAGGCGCTCAGCAATAGCTGCCTGATACTGAGGCGGGCGGCCAGTGCCGAGATAGAAGCTGATGAGATCGTCAGGCTTATCATTAAGCCAGGCGCTGACCTTCTCGACGAAGCCATGCACAGGCAGTGCGTCATCCTCCACGACTACGACCCGACATTGCTGCCCGGCGGCCCAGTCCAGCGCGCGCCGGTGATTCCAGTTCGCACCATGCTGGCCTTCATCCATGAAGAGTTGGGCATTCAGCTCATTGACCAGCATGATGGCCTGAGCAAACCGCGTGTGATGGCCTACCACTGCAAACTTCACTTGTGCATCCACCAGGCGTACTCCTTACCGATACCGTTTGTTTTGAATACCGTATGTACGCGAGGGCCGGTAACCAGACGATCACTAAACCGACGAGCCACAATTCCAAACGCAAGCATGTCGCCAACGGCTGCTGCAGCCGATTCTTTCTTCCAGAACCGGTTGCTTTCCGTCAGGTAGTAAAGGCGCACGATACCGTGAGCAATCGCCATGACATCCTCACGGGTGCCACCCAGGAGGCCAGCATTCAGCATCACATCATTGCGGTGCTGCTCAATGAATTGCTGGTAGATGCTTTCGGGATGGTTGCTGGCTGCCCACGGGTCAGAATAGGTTTTCGGTTCGGAGCCAACGTAAATTTTGTCGGGTACCATTTCATCCCACGGCGCATGAAGCATTTCGACATCGGTCCCATCCGTGCACCAGACGAACCGGTATTCAGGATGTTCTCGCAGGTATTGCCAGATATGCAGCCAGCGCCGGAAATAGACGTTCATTGCGACATCAGGAACTGTCACCAGTTGAGCGCCATCAGGAGCGGACATTAGTTGATCGGCCAGCACTACGGCATCGGCACCCCGGATTGATTTAGCCCAGGTGGTCAGCACCGCAGGATCAGACTGCATTCTGCTACCGCGCTGCGAATCAGGCTGACTGGTGAGCAGCGTTGTGATAACCACGTCGCGCTGATTCCGGTATTCAACGTATCCTGTGAATCCCGTATCCCGCCGTTCGTTGTGGACCTTCACGTTACGTTCCACCAGCGCTTGTCGGTCTGGTTTCGGTACCGAACGTTCCACTGCTTCATGTTCATCAAGGGAATGGATCAGCTTTTCAGAGCCAGTCACATCAGCATAAGCCCACGATGTCAGACCTGCGTTATGGATGCGCAATGCGAGATCGCTGTGTTCGTACATACCGCGACCGTAAACCGGATCAAATCCGCCGACTTTCTCTATGGCGCTGCGGTGGTAATACAGCATCACGCCACGCTGCCCGGTATAAGCAATGTGCTTATAGTCACGATAAAGAACAGCTATATCATTGAGCTTGTTAGGCCCGGCCAGATCAAGGAACTGATAAGCCAGATGCGGCTCGGGTGATTCGGTATAGGGTAGATGCCAGTTATCGGCAATCGGCCATACATCATCGTCAAACAAAAACAGGTGTTCGCACCCGGCATCAATCAGGGCTGTCAGGCTGGCGTTCTTAGCCGCCACAATGCCTTGTGAAATTTCCAGCCGAACAAGTTCGACACCTTCCGGGATAGTTGCGGCAGGCTGTGAGCCATCATCAATAACCACCAGCAACGAACCAGCCGGGAGATAGTTAAGATGTTGCTCAATAGCCCTGGCTAAAACTGCTGGCCTGTTGTGAGTGGTAATTGCTATGCCGATCCGTGCTGATACGCTACTGCCGGGAACATACGGGACACCATCAATAGTGACCTGCATAGTCACTTCCTCGCATACAGTAAACCACCCGGTTTGAGCGCATTAGCAATAGCATCACTCACAGCCTGGTTAATGCTTTCCGTAATAGCGGCCTGAGCAGAGGCCAGATCCGCCATCGCTGCATCTTGTCGGGCTAGTGCTGCATTTGTCGCTTCAATAACAGCGTTAGCCGCCTGCTGGATTTGCTCGTGCTGCTCCTGTGTGGTGGATCCGCCGCTGGCGCTGACCTCAACCGTCACTTTGAAACGGTCCGCCCGGAACACCACCGACTGCTGCTCGTCGCCAGTTGGTTTCTCAACAAACTGACCGCTTTCACGAACGGCGGCAATAACAGCGTCACGCATCGAGTCAGTCAGGCTGACCTTTGTCAGTGCCGGGTTGATGTGAAGAGTGCCTTTAATAGTGGCGCTATTGACGTCAGCACCTTTTATAAGGGTGTCGTTAATGAATGTCTGGCCGTTGAGGATTTTAAACACATCACTCTTACGGATTGAGTCCAGCACCTCATCATTGGTCGACTGTAGCTCGGAAGCAACACCTTCAATCCAGTCGCTGGCTTTCCACCACGGGCCGTTGCCTTCTTTATCAAGCCCACGCATGCGCACGTGAATTTTTTCACCAACCTTAAGTCCAGAGATAAACAAGCCGGTAACAGGCCATTCGATAACTTTAACGACTGGGATCGACTTCTCACGAACATATTGCAGTTCTACTCGGCTGAACCAATGGGAGCCATCAGGCCATGTCCATTCAACCTCTACACCATAGGGTTTAGGCTCCGTTTTCAAGCAGAGAACGTTTGAAGAATCGGACATATTATTTTCCTTTTAGATGTGAGCCTGTCGCACGGGAAGACCGCCCGATAAAGCGGAATGCCCAGGCTCACTACTGAAAGATATCGTTAGGTTAGGCTGCGCGTGCGAGGTGCATAAAAAAGCCCCGCTATTGCGAGGTTTTTCAGGAGTTTCGTTCAAATTAAAATAACTTCAAACCATTAGTGATTCTATTAAGAAGAGACTCAAGTTCAATTTTATTTCCACCCCGCATAATGTAATCCCGATAATGAGTACCAAACTCTTCCCAGCTTTCTTTAATTATCGAGTTATCAAATAGCTCCTCGCACATTAACCATGATTTAAGAGCTAGGGCATGAGCAGAAACCAAATCCCTCTTTTTGAAATAAATTCCGACCTCTTCTTTTTGATTTGGAGTCATTTCTGGATATCTAGCCAAAATCCCTCTTGCGACATTTACATGAAGGTACGACCAATTATCCGGCATTGCATCCAGTGCAGATATAAGTTCAAGAACCGCGTATTTAAAATTGATTTTAACCTTTAGTGCTTCTTGCTTTTGCCAAGTGTTTAGTGCATAACCAGCGACTAAAATAGTTACAACCGCAGAAAGAGCACTGACCGCGCTCGCAATCATTGCCCAAAATGCCCAATTTGAAGCATCCTTTGTAGCTAGCATGGTTTCGTAAGATATGAAATCAGCATCCATAACCGCCTCCTAAATTTAGAGGGTAATGTAGCATTATCTCAGGCAATCAGCGAATGCCTGCTGTAATGCCAATAAAAAAGGCCGCCTCAGCAGCCCTTTTTACTTTACATAAGCTTTATTTTTACTTGATACCCCTCAAGACCAGACATGGTCTCATTCGGTATAAACTCGATCTCAGAAACCTCTTTGCCTGTTTTTTTGCGCAGCTCAGCAATTTTTTTAGCAATAAGGGCAGAAATTTCTTCCTCAGCTTTACGCTCCAGTTCTTCGTGTTTCATGCACACACTCCTTTTTCATACCTAACCTAATATAAATTATAGGTTATCTTTCAGTAACCGCTTAGAGGTCATCATTCCGAATATTGGAAATTCGGGAACTGGGAAAGGAAGCTTTGATGCAATGTCTATAACTGACTAATAGTCTTTGAGTGAAAACTAGGACGAATCTCAACGTATATATTCTTTATCATTTGCAAACTGACGAGCGTAACGAAGAATTTCATGTTCCTAAGCAATTGCTACCCTCAGGAGAAGAACGGATTTCCCCCTCTTCTGAGGGATTTTTTTCTCCCTTAATGGCTCAGTTAAACATTACATAATTTGATATATTTAACACTCTTGATTATCCATCTAAAGAAGCCTGTTAGCCGCACTAATTATCTCTTCTGTGGAGAGTTCTCTGTCCGAAGCAACATAGATTTCTGTATGATCGCCTGTAATCGAGTGAGTTCCTACACGCATGATCTTAAGATGGATTTCTTCACCATTTGGATAATTGCGCAATATTGTCGTCACAGCCTTGATTGTCTGTACCACCTCAACCGATTGTGCGTTGAAAAAAACCAGCACTTTTTTCATTTTGTACCTTGCTACAGGCTTGCTGCATGTTATTGAGCATCTGATGAATATCATCAGAAAAGGCCGCACAAACTCAGTGCGGCCTTGATTAGTGTTAGCCGGGCAAGATGCATCCTGTATCCCAGGAGCCACCCAGAAGGAGACAGGAAATCTGGCCGGGGTAACAGGCTCTGCCATCCGGTGTTGGCTTTGCTGACAGAACCATTATTGAGACTATGGCATTCATAGGAATTAGCAAATTTTATTTATCAAACCAATCGGTAAAATTTATCAACAACATGATTTCATTCATGTTTATTGAAATAAATATTAAAATCAATGAGTTATTGACTTTTGCGAAACCATTTTCAGACATTGCTCGCGCACATACTCTTTCAAGGGTTCATTTGTCATTGGAGGGCTGTTTCGATTTGCTTTCTGAGGGTGAAATCCCGCAGCGGTGTCTTTCGCATTTTCGATGCTCATCAGATAAGGGCTTCATAATAACAATAAAAAAGGCCGCCTTAGCGACCTGTGATTTATTCTTGCTGAATCATGACTTCAACCTGCCATCTTTCTTCTACGACGTAATTCCATCGCTGACTGCTTCTTATCCAGTTCTTATATACAACGATCTCATCGTCACCGTCTTTTATGATTTGAACGAGATGGCACTTTTGCTTTCGCAAGTGCCATATCTTTGGCATATCCATAACAACCTCGACTAAGTTGCTCGTCATGTTACCAATGGCAGGCGCGACGGTTTCGCCGTTCGGGAGCTATCCTAGCCATGAATGACATTATCACAGGCACTCAGGGAATACCTGTAATAATGCCTAACACAGGCAAAGATGTCGTAAGATAAATCTTAATACGCTTAATGCTTTGCATTTATCCCACGCTTACGCTTGTTAAATATTTGTTCCTTACAACACTTGTTACGAATCATAAGGCAAGAGCGCCTCACCAGGGCTGATCTCAAGGATGAGGTTTAACTCCTCTAATCAGTTCCGGCCGGAACGCTTCAAGCCCATAAAAGTTGTTCTGCATATTGAGCCCTACCACGATGGGGCTTTTTTTTATTTCTGACGCTGTTGCTCTATTTCACGAATGCCCGCGAAATTGTTATTTCCCTGCTCAATAGTGGCGAGCAGCGGCTCGATCCATAAAACAGTCTGGCAATATGTCATCCCGCTGGCGGCAGCGGGGGTACCATCGGCTGGGTCAATGACGGTGGTATCGGTGTGCATTGCGCTGGCACGTAAACGGTTCGCGTATTTGAGCAGCCTACCAGCGACAGCAGCAGGAACAGGCAGATCGCAGGTTTTTTCACGTCGTAATATCTCCCGGTATTTGATTACCGTTGTTTCGCTTTTCCCGGCCACAATTGCGTTTGCCTGCGCGGCGGTCTCAGCGGTTTTATTGAAGCGGTTGATGTTGAATGCCTGAGTGGCTATTACCTGCCCCTGCAGAGCATTGTCTGATTTGAGTACGCGGTTTTCACTCTCAGCAGATGCGGCTTTGTCGCTGTAGTGAAATGCCGACCATGCCAGACCGCCGAAGATGCTCAGGATAAAAACGCCGATCACAGCGAGATAACGAATCTTCATCAGGCACCATCCAGGCAGAGAGCCTTTTCTTTTCCGGCACGATCTACCAGCCCCGGTAATACCTGACCGCCTCCCCATACCCAGCGAGAAAACTGATTACAGGCTGCGGTGACGTTGCCGCTACGGAACAGGGCGAACATCTGAGAGCTACGAAGATTGCCGCACCCGGCACGGAACGTAACAGAAACTGCAGCGCTGAAAGTGTTATCGGACAGGTTGCGTCCGTTGCCGTAGCGTTTTACGCATGACTCAGCATCAAGAATGTTTGCCTGCCAATCAGCAGCAATTTGCGTATCAGTTTTACGCGTACCGGCTTTTACGCCGTGAGTGTTGCCTATACCGTCCGTCAGAACACCTGCGGGACAAACGTAAGGATCACGTCGGCAGGATTCTGCATTACCGATAAGCTCAAGTCCGCGCTGATTGGTCCGCACCTGCCCGTTGCTCACGACGATAGCGATGATTGCCATCACTGAGCAGACAACACCACCAGCGACTTTAGCTTTACCCATCACTCACCCCTGGCGGCTTTGCGCCGATCCTCTTTGATTTTGAAATACAGATTGGTCAGATACGTCAGCAGACCAAAAAGAATACTTGCGAGAACACCTAACGCTGCCCACTGCGAGGGCGAGACTTTATCCAGTAGCTGGAGCACCCAGAACCCTCCGTTTGCTCCGGCGAAACCGTAGCTCACACCAGTTGTGATTTTGTCCATTCGATACATACTCCACCTCCGCTTTTCGGGAAGTGCTGTGCGGGATTGATAAAAGGAGGGAAATGGCCTTTGGGCGCACTCATGGAAATAGAGTGCGTGTGATTCCCGGGCCCAGAAAGAAAAAGAGCCCGCATAAGCGAGCCATTTAGCGTCCTGTCACATATTTAATTTTTCATGCAAGAAAATTGCGTGTTAACCAAAAACGATCTTTATCAATAAGTTACAAACGTGCTTAAATATTAGCCTTTCAAAAATTTCTCTCGATAGGTCACTAATGTCTGAAACAGATAGCCAAGGTAAGTTAATTTGGCACGTTGCATGTGATGAATCTGGTATCGATGGACAGCGCTTTTATGGCTTTGGCAGCCTTTGGATGAAATATCAGCGCCGGGGAGACTTTGCAAAATTGATCCGTGATGTTCGAGAAAAGCATGGATATTTTCAGGAAATTAAATGGCAAAAAGCAAACTCAAAAAAATTCTTACCGTTTCATCTTGATCTGATCGAGCTATTCTTTAAACATCAATGGCTTGCATTCCACTGTATCGTTGTTGAAAAATCTGTGGTGAACAAGAGCTTTCACAATGGTGATTATGATTTAGCGATGCGAAAGCATTTTACAAAACTTGTCACGACAAAAATTTCAGGCATTTTGCAAGCACACTCAGAACGCGATTGTAGTTTCCGAGTAGAAGTAGATCCCATTGCATCCAGGTATAAAAAGGCGGATGAAGCGTTTCACGTCATCGCCAATAATATGTTGCGTATCCAACATGGTGCTAAAAATCTTATAACTTCGGTCGTTACGAAAGATTCAAAATCATCTGAAAACATTCAAATTTCAGATTTTTTTCTGGGAGCCATAATGAGTGCTTATCAAGGGAAAATATCATCTGATGCTAAAGTTATCCTTGCAAACAAGATTGCAGAAAACCTCGGATGGGATGCGCTTGCATATGACACGTGGCCAAAAGAAAGAAAGTTCAATATTTGGTTGTTTTATGACAAAACACGAGGCATCCGGGATATAGAAACCAAAGAGGTCAAGCTGAAAAATCCCTTGCCCGTACGAAAAGTAGTTAAGTAAGTGTCGACCTCTCAGCCGACGCGGTTGGAGTTCCAGGCCTAAGCCGAAGTGACCAACTTGGCGGTTTATTTTTGGGAGCCGCCTCTTCATTCCCAAAACTGAATATTACTAAATCTACATGGCTGTAAGAACTCAGTCAACGATAGCACATAACAAAACACCTGCTCCGTGACAAGTTTCTTGTATTTGTTATTCATCATAAAGCACACGAATTTCTGAAACAGTATGGTTAAACCTGTCGGATTCGAGTTCTACGCCTATTGCTTTTCTACTGTGCTTTAGCGCCTGCTTTATTGTTGAACCAGAACCCATGAAAAAATCTGCAACGACTTCGCCAGGCTTGCTGCTGGCGAGGATGATTTGCTCCAGCATTTCAGCGGGTTTTTCGCATGGGTGTTTGCCGGGGTAATACTGTACCGGCTTGTGAGTCCATACGTCCGTGTAAGGCACAAAAGCGGTGACGGAAAAGAAGCGGCGCAGCTCTTTAAACTCCTGACGGAGACTTTCGTACTCCCGGCTTAATTCAGCGTATGAGGCAGACAAAGCGCTATGTGATGAAGACAATTTCACGTCCTCATTCTTTTGCTTTGCAACCTTGACGAATAGTGCCTGGAGTTTTGCATAATCAGATTCACTGGGTAATTGCCACTGGCTGTTACTAAACCAATGGGATGCCATGCTTTTCTTTCCTGTGGCCTCAGCTATTTGCTGCGCCGTTATCCCAAGCGATCGCCGGGCCTGCTGAAAGTATTCGATCAGCGATGACATCACTTGCTGTTTCAGGGCTGTTAACTGTTTGTCATAACCCGTGCTTTTCGGTTTGCATGGTCCCTGCAAGTGCTCAGCAAATAATATTCGCTCAGTGGCAGGAAAGTACGCACGCAGGCTTTCCTTATTGCAACCGTTCCAGCGGCCAGATGGTTTTGCCCATATAATGTGATTCAACAGGTTAAACCGGGACCGCATTAGTAACTCTGTATCTGCTGCAAGCCGGTGACCGCAAAACAAGTAAATACTCCCGGCAGGCTTCAACACTCTCCAGAACTCAGCCAGGCATTTATCAAGCCAGGCAAGGTAGTCGCTATCACCTTTCCACTGATGATCCCAGCCTTGTGGCTTCACTTTAAAATAGGGTGGGTCGGTAACTATCAGGTCGACTGAGTTATCAGGAAGGGTTGCAATAAATTCTAAACAATCACCATGATACAAAAAAGAACTGGATATTTTTACAGTGTTTTTCATAGATCAAAAAGCCTAACTCTGATAGGCTCACTAAGCTTTTGCGCTAAAGCAGTGGGCCGAGGTTAGCTGGTGATCTCAAGCATGAGCTGATGGCTGGTGTGGTGCTACAACACCCACCAGTCGCCCATTTTCACAGCAGAAATGCCCCCATTACTGGAGGCGTTTATAACATCCGAATTGATAATCTGACAGTCCAGCCAAAACCAACTGTGTGAGGATTAGCTGACAGCGTTCCCGGCTAAGGTGTGTCCTTTGCGCCATCTCACCTGTGGTCAATGGTTTTGAACTTAATTCATTAAATATCGCTCTTGCCTCTGACGTCATATCCTTCTGATTTAGCATGTCTTTTACCCCTCCAACTCAACGTTGCATAGAGATAACTCTGGTTGGCTAAGACAGCAAGTCGTCTTTGCAAAGGCATAAAAACACCTCGCAAAAGCGAGGCATAATTTGTTTTGCTTTTCGGCGCTATGACAGGGGTACTGGTGCAATGCACCCCGCGAATACCCCTGTCGTATCGCCGGAAAACAAAAAACCCGCAGTGCGGGCTTTTCGATTATGTCAGATTGTCGCTTCTCATCGCTGCCATCGTGGCGCAGCTCTGCCAAGCATGCCTAAATAAAACACTTTTCTGGCCCGTTTTCAATATACGAAACGAAAAAACATTCTCATTCATTTTCTACCAGAAGTTTCCGGGCAGACAGAAATACCTTTGCCCTAAATATTTCCAGACACCAGCGGACACGTTTTCTGGCCTCGTCGATAGTCAGCCATGGCGCAATTACCTGTAGCTCACGGGTAATATCTGAGATTTTTTTCCGTGTAGTGTAATACTGGAGCCCCACCAGATAGACCGGGTCATTTAAATCCAGCGCCAGCAAGACGCTTTGCTCTACAAAGTCAGTGTCATCCTTACGAATTGCCTCATCGATTATGCTTACCGACGGTCGGGGCCAGAGAATTTCATGAGCACGATTCATTGCAAGTTGTCCCCTGAAACCTTCGCTGCGCGCCTGGTTCAACGCGGCAGTAAAACGCTCCAGAGCTTTATCTGACCAGTTCCTCCCTCTCATCCCATTCCAGCAGGAGTGCCCGCGAGGTTTTTTAGGGCCAGTATTTCCCCTTACGCATTCGCCCCAGATCGTAAGTAACGACTTTACCCAGGCTGACTGAACAGATGTCAAAGGAGTGAATTTCCCAAGGTAACTTTTCCGCGGCGCCGTGGCGACAATCCCCATACCCGCTAAATGCTGACGACGTTGACGTGGTGTCATGTTTTCTCCTTTACGCCAGAACGCCGAGCGCAAAGGCACGGTCCAGCAATTTGATAATAAGCTCAGGTTGTGTGCCGTACTGGCGCTCGAACGCCGCAGGGCTGTTGTGAAGTTCGGTATGGTGTTTTCTGCAGAGGGGAATGGTGAACGCGTCGTGGGCTTTGGTCGCCATGCCACCCTGCCCCCAGCCAATCAGATGATGGGCATCATCGGCGGGGTTGCCGCAGCACGTGCACGGCTGAGTCTTCACCCAGGCCAGGAATTTTGGATTTACCCAGCGAATGCGTTTCGGTCGCGCATAAAACGTCTGTGGCGCAACGGGATCAACCGTGACTGAAACCACCGGCTTTATCGCAGGTGGCGGAGGTAACCCCGCCTTTTTCACTTTATCCGCCAGTATGCCGGTGGCCGGCAGAGACGGGACAATATCGGATTCGCGCATAACAGACGGCAGGGTTTCAACGGGCAGTCCCAGCGCCCGGCGGGAAACTTCTTCCGGTATGGCCTCAGTGATCCCCCTGAGCACGGACCACCAGCACAGCTCCGGAAGGGTTACTTCGTGGTCGTCGGCAAATCGCAGCTCACCGCGAATGGCGCGCAAAATCCAGGTGGCGGCATTTTTCGCTACGATTTGATCCAGTTCCTGGCTGGGGGCTTCACGCAACTGGTTATCACAGTGCCAGCAAAGCAGTGCGGCGCCACCAGCATGGCGATGCGTAACCAGCTCTTTGTGGTGGTAAGTTGAATGCGGCCACTGGCATTTTTTGCCGCGGCGCCGTAACCAGGCCTCAAGCCCATTAATACCACCAGCCGCATTAATAACCTTCTGGTGAGTGAAGAACGGGAAAAATGCCGGATCATCAATAAGCATCTGCCGGGCAGGTGCTACTACGCCCGAAGGAAGATCAGCCATGCTCTCTGGCTGGCGCTCGACCAGTACGCGACCAGAAGTAAAGAGATGCATTAATTCTTTGCCGGGCCGCAGAAGTACCACGCCCATTTCGCGGGCAATATCCGGTTTCAGCAAGGCGCGCATGCCGCCTCCCGGATTATGATTTGCCCGATCTCGCCCCACACCTTGGTTATTCGGCAATCCCAGATGTGCGTGTCATCCTCATAGAGCGCGTCCATCAGGGCTTTCAGCATGTTGTCGCAGTCAGGCTTAGCCTGGTGTGGCTGACCGTTATGTCGCTGGCGTTTCTTTTTGCTCCAACTGGCTGGCATAGGCAGGACAAACGTGACATGCGCACCAGACTCAGGAAGGGCTACACCACGTAGCCGCACCTCATCGCAGAACGCCCGGTAACGCATAACCTCAGGGCGCTTTTTCCACTTGTCGGCGCGAGTCATACGGGGCTTACCCATCGGCACGATTGGATAAATTTGCATACTCACTCCCAGTGCCTCCACTGGTAAGTTTTATCTGCACGAGGCGGCTTAGCTGATTCAGGTAATAGCGCGCTGACTATCCATGTCAGATAGTCGGGAGCAAGGCTCTTTTGTGTCTCGACACCATTGGCGCGGTACCGGGCCACCAGCTCATTTGCCTGTGCTTCGGAGAGGTTAATGTGATTGAACCAGCCCTTTTTCATGCGAAACCTCGCCCGGCGGCAAGGTATGCAAAAAAACTGGCGTCGACAGACGTCAGGAAAGTGAGGTTTTTCGATGTTTTTTGCGCCATGGTTTTCTCCGTGGCGCAGCAGACTGCCAGTTGTTCAGGCTGGCTAAGACAATATATCAGAAACTGGAGAAACCCGGTAACCGGCTCGCTCAAGCATCTGTGTAAAAAGGGATGGTGTGCCAATAATCTCATCATCCTGAATAGGCATAAATGATACCTGCCCCCCACGGCGGTACATTAAAGCTCTTTCACATTCAGGAAAACTTTGCAGTCTGGCGACGATGACCCCATCGTGACATCTGATGACTACATACCCCTTGTTTGGCAATTCTTCTGGTTCTTCCACTCCCCTACCCCCTTCAATCACACGGAAACTCAGTGACAGCGCATTTCAGTAAAACCAGTCGTCAGCGCTTTCCCATGTCTCCTGAAGGATTTTCTCGATTTTCTTTTTATCGTCTTTATCACCACCGAATACGCTCAGCCCGTCAGAGCCCGCCCGGCGGATAACCAGATTGCAATTTTCATACTGGTCATTAAGCCGTTTCAGCAACTCTTTTTCCAAAGCAGATACGGCGCCCTTCGGAAGTTCTTTAGTACGATCAATGGTTAATTCGATTTTCATAATAGCCCCCATCGCATGACTGTATATTTATACAGTACATCCATAAATCATAATTTTCAACATTTTCAAGGCAGACCTGAATTGGGGTCAAACGAGAAAAACCCAGAGTATAAAATGGTGTCGGTTGCTATTGATGACTTCCAATGCATTCGGAGGGGCGTTCCTTAAATTAAAAGTGATGCATGCTGGGGTAGCTTGAACCTTAACTCGGCTAAGTCCTGACGTAGGATGTGTGAGGTTGGAGGTTTATTGATAAATAAAGTAATAACGAAGAATATAGGTGGCTTGCGCACTTTAGCTCCCCTACAACACGCGCAGGCTGCCAGTTGCTCAAGTTAACACCGTAATTTGGAAAGGTGGTTTTGGAAAATAGAAATGATAGTTATCTCTCAATCATCTCGTCTAGGGTTCTGGCTATGTCTATAAGACGGATGTTCCGCTCTTTAATTTCTTCTTCCTTATACTCATCATATTTCAGCCAATATCTGGCCTTTTCTCTACAGATCAATGATAAGTCCTTGTTATAGGGGTGCACTTTTACTGACGCCTCGAACCATAGCTCATGTAATTTCTCTTCTATCCCCAAATCTCGCGGTCTACCCTGCTCACACCTTGTCGTATAAGCAATTGTTTGGGCAACAGCAGGCGTTAAGGCATTAATGGCCTCAGTTCGTTCTGTCTTTGCTAAATCAGCCAATTTCTTGATCTGCCCCAAAAAGAAAAACAATGCGGAAATACCAACAGACATATGCATATCCTAAGTGTTATTTTTTATTGGCTTCCGCCATCTCGATATAACGTGGGTCACTGGCTCGCGGCAATTGTAGACTTTTCTCCCGATAAAATCGCACTCGCTCAAGGAAGTACTCGCGTAGATGTTCCGGCTGTTCTCTGGCTATCTGCTCAGCAACAACTGGCTGATTCAAGCGCTCTTTATACGCTACACCTGCTGCTGCCAGATCGACGTTGATTTTGTCCATCTCTTCCTGATTTTTCGCTGCTAAATTCCAATTGCTCATAAAAATCCCCTCTTACTGGTGAGGGGATTATGTATGCTTTAGCTTTTAATACCAACTTTACTTACATTCTCTTTAGGGATGACTGGCAAACTGTTGATAATTACCTTGTTTACCAACGTAATACAAATCTAATACGCCGGATAATGACGCGACAAAGGTAACACCATATTTGTACGGCAAATTCTTACAAAAATCTTCGATTGCACCAACCGAAGGTATAGATAAAGTGGTATGCATGGTTGGTACGCCACTTCCTTGCACCATTTCGACTGTGATTAGTGCATCGTATTGGACGCCAGGATATCCTTCAATGGTTACAACTTCTTCGTGATGATTCATTTACCATGTCCTTATATTTCGTTATTACTACACTTAGCAAACTAATGAATCGGCATTTTTTCAAATAACTTTAATTAACTTCCTTTCCTAAACGATGCTGCAAGCAACGATTTGATTTATTTATGTTCATCACCGCTTCGCTAGAAATATCCCCCAATAAACCACATCATAACGGAGTCGGTGCATATGCCGCTGTTTCAGTTTGCTGTGCATATCTTCACCTTCGGTACTGACTTAATATGCAGGCGTGGCTCACCGTCCTTCGGCTCCGGCCATTCACGTGCTTTGTTCACAGCCAGTTTTTCGAGCATCGCCTGGTTAATCTGTTCGTCAGTGATGCCAGCGCGACGTTGTGCATCCCATAACAGGAATTGCATATCCGCCCATTCGCTTAGGTCGCCGGGTTCGGCTGCGGCCTCTATTGCCTCTTTAGCTAGGTGCTTAAGCGGCCCCACCGGGCCAACATCCCCGAACGTAGCCTGAGACCATTCGGCATGCTCTTTTCGTACCGCTTCTCTCAAATCAGAGATTAAAGGCGCGGGGTGTAAATAAACTGGCACCTCATGTTTTAGCTTCGGATCACATCCAATAACTACTGCAGAAATAGACCACATCCAGTGTTTCTCGTCGCTATCGTCATCATGCATATGCTCTGCGCAATTTCTGGTAACAAAACCGAAAGGCTCTTGCACGTTTGCTGCAATCATCTTTTTATCAACGTCCAGCGCATCCAGCAGGGCTTCAACCGTTTCAAGAGAGAAGCTACGCTGTGTTTCGTTGATGGTTTTGATGCGCTCAATTGCGGCGTCAGGAGTTGAGCCATATTCCGGCATGGTCTTTCGCGTTGCGATATCAGCGCGTACCTGGGTAATGAGCGACTGAATATGTTTGTTTGTCATCAGTACTCTCCCCACATGTAAGTCGAAGCAATTGGGCCTGGCTCATCAGCCGCCACAAAGCATTCACCTTCGGGAACGCTGGCAATATTTCTCTTCTGAAACCCATGCTGATCGGTTATGCATGTGATATGCCCAGCATCTGTCAGGCCCGTCAGGATCAGGCTTACCGTTTCAGCGGTGAGGCGGATACGTTCTAACTGGCACCTTTTTCGATAGATAAATGCCTTTAATGCCTCTTCTTTCGTGTAGTGGTACTGCGAGCGATCAGCGCCTTTTGCACAACGTTTAATGTAGTGTTTCTGGTCTTCGTTGCGACCTCCTGTCCAATAGCTGACCACCTGCTCAAAGCTCATATGCGGGAAATCTTCTACATGCCAGAAGGTCTTGTCAGTTTCACGAATGATTAAGCGTTTCCAAATGGTAACGATTGGGCGCCCTTCGTTATCGTTGCCATCGTGGTAGCGGTAGCAATATTTTTTCTCAGTACTCACGATTGCACCTCCGCACCAGCGGCACGATCAAGGCGTTCAATTTCGGCGGCGATTAACGCGCCTGCCTTCACTAAGTCGCGGCGCGGGTTTGTTGGTTTCCACCAGTCTTGCGACCACGGCCAGCGGGCTGGGGAAAACGTTTTTTGATAGTCCACCATGTTTTTATTGTGCGGGTTCCCAGCATGGCTCGCATAACAAACAGCCGCGCGCGCCAATTCCCCGGTGCGGTGTTCGTCGTCATGCTCCGGCGTCCAACCTTCAACACTCTGCTGGCGCTGGCGCTCATTAATGATGTCAGTGATTGCCACTGAATGGGTTGGATTGACCACGAATGCAGTTACGTCCTGTTTCATCACCTGCAATGCGTCAAAGAGAAGCGATTGCCCAGGATTTAGTGAATTCTGCATTGCGTGAAATCCGGCGGCACTGTACTGCCCAATAAGCCTTTCGATGATGTCACCACGCGCTGAATTTTCAGCCGTAAGTTTTCCCACCAACGCGGTTTGCTCATCCAGCGCAGTAGCCAGGTGAGACACCATTTTGGCGATCTCGATAATCGGTGTGTCAGCCGTCATTGCGGCTGCAAATTCGTGCCCCACACGGGCTACATGTTTGTTTGCAACGATTGTCATTTCTGTGCGCTCCCGAAAATTTTGTGAACCTGATAACCCTGCCATTTTTCGCGGCAAATCTGCGCTACAGTTTGCGGCGCAGGTGGACAGGCGGCGGGTGCCACTCGCGAACGCCACCGATGTGTAAGCCGGTATTCAGGGTGGTGAGGTTTACCAACGTTTTTCACAATGCCCGCCAGCGTCAGACGTTTCAGGCGGTCGTAGGCTTCTTTGATGTCGCAGCCCAGCAGACTGCGAACCTGCCGGGTAGAAATTGATTTTTCCCGTACCAGAAATTCAACGATGGCGCGTTGCTCAGGTTTCAGCATGCTGCAGCCCTCCGCGCGCGGGCATTGCGAATGCAGCGGTTACGCAATCTGGAAATGTCCTGAATCTCCTGACTGCTTTTTGCCAGTCGCATAATCTCGCTGTATTTCGTAGCAGCGCGCAGCCAGTGCCCCCGCGATTCAATCAGAGCAGCTTCTTCAAGCGCCACCCGTAGAACTTCCGGATCCGCTTTCTGACCAAGTTCAGGCAACTCGATATCGGGGATATCGCTGCCGGGCACAACGGTGTATTCCCAGTGGCTACCGTTGTGGCTGCGGGTCATGACACCACGCTGTACTAAAGCAGCAAGTTGCTGCCCCGTCGAACCGGAATCAGTGTTAAACGCGTCGCACACTTCCGGGGTGGTAATGCCCGGGTGCTGGTTGACATACACAACCAGTCGGTCAGCCTGGGTAATTCGCTTTTGTTTGGTCATTGGTCAATACTCGTTTTGGTTATTTAACAATCCGCAAATGGGTTACATTTTTGCGGTAACTCCCCCAGGTAAAATTCACCCAGATGCCGTTATCCATGGTCAGACGGTCCATAGCCCGTTCACCCAGGATTTTTGATAACTCGTCAAAATTCAGGTTGGTCAGCACCCCCACAGGTTTCATTGCCGCCAGGCGGCGATCGATAATTTGATTCAGCAATACCCATTCATTTCGGGTGTCGCGCTGCACGCCGACCTCATCCAGCACCAGCAGGTCAACCCTGCACAGGTCATCCAGCAATACTGATTCGGATTGCCCTTCGTCATAGCATTTGCGGGCTCGCAACATCAGGTCAGGAACAGTCACAACCAGCACTGTGTGGTTATGCTGCAGCAGGTAGTTACCGATGGCGGCAGCCAGATGATTTTTTCCGGTACCGCAGCCACCACTGAAAACGAAGCTGGCGAAACCGCTGCCGAAGTTATGGGCATAACTTTTTGCCAGCGTCAGCGCATGTTTTTGCCCGTCGTTGCTCACCTGGTAATTTGCGAAGGTACAATTCCGGTGCAAATCGCAGATACCAGACCGGCCAAAAATCTTCTCAGAACGAGCGCGCTGGTTTTCTTTTTCCAGTTCCGCAGCTCGTTTACGTCCCTCCTCCTGTTGCCAGGCCATTAACTCGGCAGCGCTGGTAAATTTCGGCTGAACACCTGCCGGGATCAGTCGCTGCAGACGACCAAGAATGTCACTCGTCGATTTCATGGTTACCCCCTGAATCCCGGCGGGATCGCCGTGTCGGGTGTCGAAACGCCAAAGGCAGGCTGACGACGCGAGACTTGCGCCGGGGCTGCAGTTTTGGCACGTGATGTTTTCAGGCTGGTTGCGAAAGTCTGTTCCCACTGAATGTGGTGCTTAACCTTCCCTTCGCATTTCCAGTAGTCGCGGAATTGCTGCAATTCAACGTCGGTGTAACCCGGCTCTTCACCGAGATTAATACCCCAGAGCGCCGCCTGGCCGACAAAATCAACGCCTGGCGCCCAGTCCTCGGTGATCGGGAATTTACCTATGGGTGGGAAAAAATCGTCTTGCGCGCGTATATCTCTCTCTGGGTTTTCTTTTAGATCTGTATCTTTATCTGGATCTGTATTTGTAGTTCCCGTAGCTACTACAGTAGTTGAGCTACCGTAGCTGTCGTAGTTGCTAACGTAGTCGGCTACGAACTGAGAAATAGCTTCTACAGTAGTAATTTCTCCAGATTTGACGCCCGAAATTAACAATTCAATGCATTTATTTTTAACAAACCAGTCACCTTCCGATTTGAACTCGGAAAGCACCGTAGCTACGGAAATTTTCGGCTTGGCTACGACGCGAATCGTAGCTACTACGGTTAGTGAGCTACCGTAGCTACTACGTAGCTCACTAAGTCGTGACCATGGATTTTTTGAATACCCGATTTTCACAACATCCAGTTCAGGGCCAGTGATGAAGTACAGATGCCCCTTGTAGGAGGTTGCCCCCTCAATAGCCGCTCTGCTTTTTGAAGATGACGTGACCGTTTCGATGTCACGCTCAATGCGCAAATGAACCCAGCTTTCCCCGTCGTCTTCAAAGAACTCTTTCAGGGCAGTTTGAAGCTCAGCCCAGCGCGAATCTGAAACGCGAGCGATCTTAGCGAGACGGTTTTTTGGTATAGCCCTCCCCGTTTGCCAGTAATTGAACATGAGAAGCAAATACGCTCCATGCTCCTCCGTGGACAGATGCATGGTGTCCGCCAGGTAATCAGCAATGTAAAGTTGCATGTAAGGCAGCGCGGCCATGGTTACTCCTGATGCCCGGTTGCCCGGACGTTATGGTCATTGGTCAAAGCTCGTTTAAAAACACTGCGGCGCCAGAGTGCTGAGCAGCGCCAGCGCTGGCTCTGATACCTCTTTCGGGAGCATCGCGTATAGCGACGTGGCCGCTTCCCAAATTTCCTTTTCCAGGCGCTGCAGTGGTGCACCCAACAGCTTTGCCTGATGTGCTTCTGCGCATTCCTTGATGGCGCTCGCCACCAACTCTGCTTCGGTCTTGCCGGAACGGAGGCCGTATGCGCGTGCTATCTCGATTGGCATCACTGCTGAAATCGCCGGGGCCAGTTGCATGACATAGCGGTTGTATTTTTCGGATCCGTTTTCGTTACGCAGATAGCGGAACAAGTTCAGCTTGTTAACTGTGATCCCCTTGCCGCCAGTACGTTTCCATTCTTCTGCCACCAGCCGCGCTATCTGTTCCTGAGCCTGGCCCGGCAACGTTTTTTCCCATTCGCTGACGGCGGTATTGATCGCCATGCGTTTCAGGTTGTCCCGGCGCTGCGGTTCAATCTGATTCTTTGGTTTCAGAAACAAAGGCGAACTTTTGTTAGGGTGATCAAATGAGATTGAGTGCATGGTTAAACCCCATTGATAGGTGGAAAAACAGTATCTAATGAGCATTTAGCTCCGCTTTTGTTGAGTGCATTGATAATGGCCCGGCATTCATTCAAACCAGGTTTGCGAATCCCTATTTCATAGTTAGCGATGCGTGATTGTTTCCATCCACATAGGCAAGCGAGCTGGCTCTGAGTTAGCCCTATGGACTTGCGCACCTTGGATAAATGATTCATGGGATACCTCATGTGATTTCAAGTATAAGGATAAAAACACATGATGTGTTTAACTGTCAACACATATTGCCTTTTGATTGATAACACGGCACGTGGTAAAAAACGAGAATGAGTACAAATGAAGAGATTGCAGCGCGCATCAAAAAAGCGCGTGAAAAGAGGGGAATATCTCAGAAAACCTTGGCTGAGATGTGTGGCTGGGCGCAATCTAGAATCGGGAATTATGAGTCTGGTGCTCGTGGTGTAGGAGCCGATGATGCGATAATTTTATCTCGGGCGCTTGATATGTCTCCCGCGGAAATAATGTTTGGTGAACAAACCAGCTCACTTGATATCTTGCTCCAGGAAAAAGAAAGAAAACTACTCGAGCTATTCAAACAACTCCCTGAATCGGATCAAGACAAAATGATTGATCTATTTCGCATCAGATTGAAAGAGATCGATGATTATGTCGAAAAATATCTTCGAGGCCGTTTCACAAAGATGGATTAGTTGAATAGTGCTCCGGCAAACATCAATTAATGGACATGAAATGGAAAATTTCAAAGCAAGACTAAAAAATCACATAGAACATATAAAAAACGTCGGAGTGCACTGCACAACAGAGGAGACAACAAAGCAAGCACTAATACTCCCTTTTCTAGATATATTAGGCTTTAACGCTTACGATCCTCAGAAGGTTAAGGCCGAATACGGAGCTGACTTCCCGGGAGTGAAGGTCGGAGAGCGAGTAGATTATGCGCTCTTCTGCCAAGGTGTTCCGGTGATGTTTATTGAGGCAAAATGCTTTAAAGAAAAAATTGATAATCATTGCCCGCAGCTTTCACGATATTTTAATTGCACCCCAGAAGTAACCATTTCGGCAATTACAAATGGCAAAGAATGGAGATTCTTTACGGATCTTCAAGAAAAAAACATCATGGATCCGACTCCATTTTTAAGAATCGTAATGGATGATATAACGGACGCGGATGCAGAGCAGCTTTTTAGATTCCGCCATGATAAGTTCAAGCCAGAGGCTTTGAGAACTCTCGCAGAAGAAAGTGTCTATATATCATCTTTTTCCAAAGTAATTAGTTCAAGCTTAAAAGAGGTAGATTCTGAATTTGTTCGATATGTGGCCTCTAGAGCTAATATTGGACGCCAACTAAATCAAAGGTTTATCGATACAGTTACGCCATTAGTAAGAGAAGCCGTGCAGCGTTCAGTTAGTGCTATGGTTGTCTCTGGATTATCGGCTAATCAATCATCTATTAGTGATGAGTTAGCCAAGCAAGGGGTGGATGACGCTGTAATCATCGACGAGAACAAAAACCATATTGACCCTGACAACCCTAATATTATAACGACCCCAAATGAACGCTCTTTGTTTGATAAGATTGTCTCTATTATTGGTTCTGAAAAAGATATACAGCCTAAGGATACAGAATCTTACTATAGTGCTCTATATCAAGGAAAAACCAATAGATGGATTGTTAGGTATTATGACAAAAAGAACAGATCGTCTATACAACTCCCTATTGAACTAACCCCGATATTGCTCAATGAGGTATCAAGGGCCGGCTTAGAGCACGATGGTGCAAGAATTTACCTTGATAAACCCGAGGACATTCTGCGAATTTCTGGCCTCATTCTTGACTCCTTCCAGTATGTTACGAATGATGAAAATTTTAAAAAGAAAAAACCCTAACTCTCACCCATCTTGAACTCAAATCCCGCTCATGGCGGGATTTTTTTTCGCCGCCAATAAAATTCTCATTCGCCCCGACGGAAGGCAAACTCATTTTGCATTTGCAAAAAATCACGAAATGGGTTTATATGATAACACAGTCATCAAGGCAGGACGCCCACGAAGTAGCTGCCGGCGGCATACGAAACACCGGATGAGATGGCTAAGAGTGTGCTTTGCGGTGAGTCAGTATCAGTTCTCACCCTGAATTTCGAGTTATAGGGGATGAGCGCGATGACCAACGCGTTACTGACCCACCAGCAAAGCACACACAATCAATGCGCAGCAGGCTTTACCCGTTCCGCTCGCCAGCGACACAGGCACACACTCGACATGAACCTCATCCAAGGGGAGAAAGAACAATGAAGGATTTCGCACGCGTTTCTGTTGGCATTCAGGCCGTGAAGTTGAATTGGATTGCGGCTCACGTTCGTCAGTTCTGCTATTTCCTGGCGCAGAAAGGCAACCCGGAGATTAAGGCGTGAGCACGTTTTTTTATTTAGTCATCACCGTTTGTGCGCTGACTGGCGAGTGTTCTGATACCCCGCTGGGTGTGTATCAAACCGAAGATGACTGTAATGCCGCCGCAGTGGAACAACGCGTTAAAGGCGAATGCTTCCCGGTAAGTATTATGGCTGCCGACCAACAGCCTGCAGTGCATTTTTAAACGAGTTTTCACCAATAACCAACGGCTGTAGCCAGCCTGATGCCCAGTGCACGGGGCATCGTGATGGCAATACCGCCATCATAACCAAACAGGAGGCGATGACCTGTTCTGGTTAAATTGGATAAATCTTCTTTGCCCGCCTCGCGGCGGGCCTTTTTAGGAGGAGATATGTCAGCAAACGAATTAGCGCTGCGTTTCAGCACCGCACCCGCTGAGCAGCTCATCGGCAGACTACCGGTGCTGGAAGTGAAGGAAGCTCTTTGGCAGGAGGTTGAGGATGAAGTTCTCACTGAGGTTTATCAGGAACATGAGTTTGAAATGGAAGCGGTATCGGAACAGACAGATGCAGCGAACCGCCTGGCCAGCAAATTCGAACTCGTCGCCGAGACCTTCGGCACCGCCATCAGGCTGGCATTGACGCTACCACCAGCAGAAGCGAAGCAAATTTTGCAAGATGCTATCGACGATAACCCCGGTTACGGCCGGGAGCCGGATAAGGGATAAGTTATGGAATTTGGAATGAAACGTATCATTGCCTCAGTGCGCGTCGTCGCTGTAATGAAAAAGCTTTATACCGGCGCACCTGTCACTGTTGCGACCATCAGCAGCGAACTGAAGCTTTCCCCGTCTTACGTTGAACAGATCGTATCAAAGCTGGGGAAGGCCAAAATCGTGCGTGGTCAAAAAGGGCCGGGAGGCGGTTACCATCTTTGCAAGCCTCAGTCCGAAACCAGCGTCGCCGAAGTGATCCGCGCTGTAACCATAATTCCGCAGAGCAGCATTTTCGACCCGGTACTGGTTGCCCTCGACAGTGTTCTCGTCTCGCAACTGTCTGACGCAAAAATCAGTACCCCATAAAGCACAAAACCCGCGCAAGGCGGGTTAAGTACCCGGTCAGCCGACCAAAGCTTTCCGGAACGAGTTTTGACCAATAACCAACCGCAGGCGGCTAATCATTAGCTGCCGGGTATCTTACAACCATCAGGAGCCCGAAGGCAATGAAACCATATGCACGTCTTGTTCAAAACAAGGCTAAAGCCTCAGAAGCAAAAAGCATCTTTTACTGGAAATCAGCTAAAACAGCGGAACGCGTAGATCGCGATTTGGCAAACGCACTCGAAGATGCAGAAATAGAAGTTGGCCGTGGCAAAGACTACTTAAAACCAGTTGCTACGAATTTTCCTGTGTTTGATGACTTACCACCAGAGGGCACACTCGATTTCACCTGGTGCGATCGTTACGAACTGGGCGAGGACGGAATCACCTGGCAGAAAATTATCAAACAGGCTCCATCAGCACCGACCGAAAAAGAAACACTCCCGGTTACATCCGTCGAAGCGAATATCCCCCTGGAAAATCGCGGGCTTGCTGTTCGCATTGCCATTCACCTGCTGAATGATAAATATCAGACCCATATCACGAAGGCACAGCAGATTGCCGCCACCGAGCTGTCACTGGATGAAAACAACTCCTACATGCATGACTTACTCCAGGTCATCACTGACGTTGCTGAATTTGCTGACCTGTCATTGCATGTTGAGTGGAAACTGGTGCAGGCAGTCAAAGCTGTATTTCCTCAGGATGGCGAGCACACCCCGGCGCTGCTGGTCGAATTTGTGACGAACTGGATCTCTGCTGAACCGGATTCCCGCAATCAGTTGGTGGAAGACTGGCAAAGCGGCAAATTACCGAACAAAGAACCGGTAACCCACAACGAGGATATTACCGATAAGATGGAGCATCCGGCGGCACAATTGGGATTCCGCCAGCAGTTCCTTGCCGCTTACATCTGCGATGAGTTTGCCCATCACGTCACCGCTGACCAGCGGATCATGATTTCCGATCTCATGCTCGACGTTGATAACCATTATGTTCAAAACCTGATGCTGGCTGCCGAGAATGTGGCGGATGCAAAAAAATATTCCTGGCAAGAGATCTGGAAGCTCACTGACGCTGTAAAAAAAGTATTTGCCCCTTCGGCACGTCATGAACTCGGCGTGGTTTTGCGGTTCATGCAGGCATGGGCAGCAACTCATCATATTGACCGCGGCTTACTGGTTAAGGAGTGGCAGGCTGGCAAACGCGTGGCCGCTATACAGCGAACTGATTCAGGAACAACTGCTGGCGGTGGAATTCCAACAGACCGCAATCCAGACTACATCCACACGCTGGATACGCTGGACATTGAGATAGCCCTGGCGACGCTACCGATGGATTTCGACATTTACAATTTCCCGGCATCTATCCACCGTCGCGCAAAAGAAATCGTCAGCAACAAAGAAAGCCCATTTAAAGAGTGGTCTGCGGCTTTGCGCAAGACACCGGGTATTCTTGATTTCTCACGTGCTGCAATCTTCGCACTCATCCGCGGCGCCGCCGAAGACGTCCATCGCTTCCCGGCGCTTCTAAATCGATACATCAACAAAAGTCTGGCTGAAAGCAACCACGATGCACCAACCGCTGAAACCCTGGCCGCAGCCCGGCAGGTTAACAGCGCCTCCGTCGTCGCTGCGGTGATTCAGGGCACCGAACCGGTTGAGAGCCTCGATAATCTGGAAACAGGATTTGCTGTTGTAGGGAAACTGGCAGCAGCTAGCAAACCTGAGGCGACGACCGCAACAAAATCGGACGTTGCTAATCTCGGCGCGGGCATTTTCTCCATCGATAACCTGATGGGCCACCAATCCGCCACCAGCACAACCACACTACAGAACGAGGCTGCCTACGATGTGCAGATGGAAGAAACTGGCTGTGATGAAACCCAGACTGATTCTGCGGTACCGCCGGGCGAAGCAGAAAATGTGTCAACTGAAAGCGGTGCTGCAGCTCGTCCACAGGCAACTGCCGTAGATAATAATATTGATACCGGGCATCAAATTAACGATGGCGAATCATACACCCTGATGACGCATGTGATGCTTGACCTGGAAACGATGGGCAACAATCCGGAAGCACCGATTATCGCCATTGGCGCGGTGTTTTTCGATCCGGGAACAGGCAAAACGGGTGAGGAGTTCTATCAGATTGTCAGCCTCGAGTCCGCAATGGAGTTCGGCGCGAAACCTGACGCCGCCGCAATAATCTGGTGGATGAAACAGTCAGCAGAGGCGCGCGCAGCGATAACCGGCGGCGATGCTATTTCGCTGATGGACGCCATCGATAACCTCGACGAATTTATTCACACGAATTCAGCCAACGGCATCAAGTATGTGCAGCTCTGGGGCAATGGCAGTTCATTCGACAATGTAATTTTGCGCCGCGCATATGAACAGGTTGGCGCGGAATTGTCCGTGCCGTTCTGTAATGACCGTGACGCGCGCACCATTGTCGAGTTGGGCAAAGTTGTCGGTATCAACCCGCGCTATCAGATCCCTTTCGACGGCGACATGCATAACGCACTGGCCGATGCCCGGCACCAGGTTAAATACGTTTCAGCTATCTGGCAAAAACTGACCCAGAACTGATTTTCAAAAATCACCTTTTACCTGGCTGGGGGATTACTCTTCTGGCCAGGGCTTAGGAGACGTTATGTCAAAACTGATGCCTCTCGAAGAATGGGCCAAAGAGACGTATGTAAAACCCCCAACGCTGAACACATTAAGGCGGTGGGCTCGGATGGGGAACATCTACCCTGCTCCGGAAAAACACGGGACGAGTTACCAGGTTTGCCCCAACGCCATCTATATACGCCCAAACAAATTATGTTCAGTCGCCCCGGTTAACGGAATGGATACAAGACACCCCAGAAAGGGGTCATTACTGGAGAAGTTGCAACATGACAAAAAGGCGGGAAAATTATGATCAGAATCTCCCCAGAAACCTGACATACCGCCAGTCACGCAAAACATACGCCTGGCGCAACCCGCTCACTGGCAAGGAGATCTCTCTCGGTAAGATTTCCAAACGTGAAGCTGTTGCCCAGGCTATCGAGGCTAATCACTATCTTGAGCAAAATTACACCCCGGTCACGCTGCTCGAGCAGTTGAAAGGCGAGCATGAATACACTGTTGCTGAATGGCTAAAAGAATACTGGGAAATTTTGGGAAAAAGAGAGCTTTCGTCGATCACGCTCAAATCCCGTAAAGGACATCTTGAGGTGATCCGCCAATCGCTGGGGGAAATGATCCTCGCAAAAGTTTCTACTCTGCATATTGCAGACTTTCTTAAGCGCTGGACAGATGAGGACAAAATGACGATGGCTACCACTTACCGTTCGGTCCTGTCTGATGTGTTCCGTGAGGCCATCGTGAATGGCCGGGTGGTAGCCAATCCGGTTGAGCCCACAAGAACGCCAACAATCAAAGTTAAACGGGAACGCCTGGAACTAGAAACCTTTATCTCGATAAGGCATGAAGCGGAAGTTCTTCCAGTCTGGTTTCGCAACGGAATGGACCTTGCACTGGTCACCGGCCAGCGACGCGAAGACATAGTGGAAATGCGTTTTTCAGAGATCAGAGATAATCGGCTTCACGTAATCCACATAAAAACAGGAATGATGATCGCCATCTCTCTGGATCTGGAATTGCGTTGCGCCGGTCTGGTCCTGGGGGATGTCATTGAGCGCTGCCGGAAAGGTAATTCTACGGATTTTTTGATTTCTGCAGGTGTCAGAAAAAACAGCCTGGCGGGGTCGATTCACCCGGACGGGTTAACCAAATATTTCGTGAAGGCAAGAAAACTATCTCAGATCGCTTTCAGCGAATCCCCTCCTACGTTTCATGAAATCAGGAGTCTGGCCGGGCGCCTGCATGAGGCTGAATATTCAGAAATTCACGGCAAAAAAGAAGGCAAAGCATTCGCACAACGACTGCTGGGGCACTCCTCAGAAGCGACTACGAAAAAGTATTTAGATCCGCGCAAAAAGGAATTTATTCTGGTATAAGGGTTAGGTCGCCGAATATGGGAATTCGGACGATTTTCGGACATTTTCGGACGAAGCCACATAAGTGCTTGTCTGGAAAGGGTTCCAAAAAAAGACCGAATACGATTCCTGTATTCGGTCCAGGGAAATGGCTCTTGGGAGAGAGCCGTGCGCTAAAAGTTGGCATTAATGCAGGCTAAGTCGCCATGCACTTTAAGAATAGATGACGACGCCAGGTTTTCCAGTTTGCGGCAAATCCGGTCTGAAAAATTCGGTTATCGTCACGCTTAAAAATGTTAAAACCGCAAGTTCTGAGGAATCAGGCTTGCGGTTTTTTATGGAAAATCAGTCAGATACTTTCGTTTATTAACAGAGCTTTTCCGCTCGGGCAATAAAGGGCTCAAGACTCATCTTTTCACCGGGTCTGGCCGGGTCGTCAATTTGGATAACGCTGACAGGTTGCGCAGTTGTTTTACCGCTTGCCACCTGCTTTTGCGCCTCTTCATTCAGTGGGTATTGCACCAGTGTGCTGGGATTGATGGCATAAAGCGCATGGTCAGGTCGGCAGGTGAGCATCACCTCTTCGCGATTAAATGCCCATTTGTCCTTACCCACTTCAAAGCGGCTTACGGTAATCACCGACGGCGCGGCAAAGGCGCCAGCGGAACATGCCAGTAAAAGCATCGTCAGAATGGTTTTTTTCATCAT